GCGGAAGCAAACATGGCAACCCTGCAGCTTTCGCGCGATCTGACGGTTGCAAAAGGCGTCACGGTCGAAGCGCGCTCATGGAATGCGAAGCAGGGTAAGCGATTCTTCGCCCGCTACACCAATGCGTCAGGTGGCGATCAGGGCCAGAAGCCGACGCATACCGTCGAGCGCAACGGACTCGATCAGGCCGGAGTCAAGCGCCTGGCCAAGCAGAAGTACGACGAAGTCGCACAGCACGAAATGAAGCTACGCGCCCGCCTGCCTGCAGATCAAATCCTCACGCCCACCGACACGCTCCGGCTGACAGGTACGGGCACCGGTTTCGATCAGGACTACCTCATCGACAGCATCACACGCAGCATGAGCCTGAGCGAGGGCTATGTGATGGACATATCGGCCAAGAACATCAACAAGGGAACGAGCACATGATCCAACAGCTTCGCAACCAGATGGTGCTCGCCGCGATGATGGCGCAGTCGAATCGCGCAGAGAACCGCATGGGCATCGTCACCAGCTACGACCCCGGGACGGCCTCTGCGCGGGTACGCCTCCAACCTGAAGACCCCGCCGACCCAGCGCGCTCGCTGACAGGCTGGATGCCCGTTGCCTCTGCCTGGGTCGGCAATGGCTGGGGCATCGATGCGCCGGTCAGCCCGGGTGATCAGGTGGAGGTGCAGTTCCTGGGCGGCGACATCGAGAACGGCTACATCTGCGCGCGTTTGTTCAGCGATCAGGCGCGGCCGACCGGTGCGCAGTCGGGCGAGTTCTTCCTGACGCACGCGTCGGGCTCCAAGCTGCAATTCCACAACGACGGCACGGTCACGCTCATCAGCGCGGGCACGCTCAGCAGCCAGGCGCCGCAGTGGAATCACAAGGGCCCAGTGCAAATCGACGGCGCGTTGCTGGTCACGCAAACCATCACCGGACAAGCCGGCATGGCGGTGTCGGGCAACAACGGCACCGGCAACTCGATGAGTATCAGCGGCAATACGCAGTTCAGCGGTCAGGTTTCGGCGAATGGCCACCGGATCGACGACACACACCGCCATACGGGCGTGCAGTCCGGGTCCAGCACCACAGGGAGCGTGGCATGACGCAGCAACTTCTGAACGACGCGAGCCACTGGGTGGGCGGCGACATCACGGTGTCGCCCACCGGCGACCTGGGCCTGGCCAGTGCTGACCTGCGTACGCAGCAACGCATCGTGCGGCGCCTCGTCACCAACCCTGGCGACTACATCTTCCACACCGACTACGGCGCGGGCCTGCCGCAGAAGATCGGCGAAACGCTCGACGTGCCGGCGCTGCGCGGGCTGATCCGCTCGCAAATCCTGCAAGAAGCTGGCGTTGCGCAAGATCCCGAGCCGCAGGTGGATGTCGCGGCCATCACCGGTGGTGTGAGCGTGCGCGTTCTGTACAGCAGCGCGGTCACACGTGAGCCGGTGTCCCTTCAATTCAATGTGAGCAAGTGATATGTCCATTCAGACGCAAGACTGGGTGACGCTCGTGCGCAACCAGGTGGCGGCCATCCAGGGCTACGCCAAGGTGCTGGTCGACCTGACCGTCGGATCGGTGCTGCGCGCCGTCGTTGAGGCCAATGCGGCGGTCACGGTGTGGCTGCAAGGGTTGATCCTGCAGGTGCTGGCGATTACCCGGGCGGCAACCTCGAGCGGCGCCGATCTCGATACGTGGATGGCCGATTTCGGCTTGACACGCTTGGCCGCTGTGCCGGCCACGGGCAGCGTCACGTTCTCGCGCTTCACGGTCACGCAGCAGGTGCTGGTACCGCTGACAGCCGTGGTGCAGACCGGCGATGGCACGCAGCAGTTCAACGTGGTGGTCGATACGACCAGTCCCGCCTATAGCGCCGCACTTGGGGGCTATGTGATCGCAGCCGGCACGGCCAGCGCGAGCGTGCCAGTGCAAGCGGTCACGCCAGGCGTGGCGGGCAACGCGGTGGCGGGTGCGGTGTCCACCATCGTAGGTGCGATCTCCGGTGTGGATACGGTGAGCAATGCCGCGGCCTTCGTCAACGGAGCGGATGCGGAGCCCGATACCGCATTCCGTTCGCGCTTCATCGCCTATGTTGCGAGTCTGTCGAAGGCCACCAGGACGGCCATCGGCTCCGCCATCGCCAGCGTCAAGCAGGGGCTGACGTATGTGATCCTGGAGAACCAGACCTATGCCGGCTTGCCGCAGAACGGCACGTTCATCGTGATTGTGGATGACGGCACGGGCTCGCCCACGTCAACGCTGCTTGCCAGCGTGAGCAACGCCGTGGATGCCGTGCGCCCGGTGACGAGCACGTTCTATGTGTACGGGCCTGTCGTCGTCAACGCCACTGTATCCATGAGTATCGCCACTGCCGCCGGCTACACGCATCAGACCATTGCTGTACAGGTGCAGGCGGCTTTGCAGGCCTACATCAACAGCCTGCCGTTGGGTGCGGCGTTGACGTATTCACGACTGGCGCAGGTGGCGTATGACGCGTCGCCGGCCGTCACCAACGTCACGAATACTCTGCTCAACGGCAGCACGGCAGACCTGCCGGCCACGAGCCTGCAGGTCATCAAAACCACGGCCAACTCGATCACGGTGACGTAATGGCAACCGGTGACCAACAAGACATCTTCGGGCGCATACGCGGGTATCTGCCGCGCTGGTTTGGCGATGCGGCGCAGTCGCCGATCATCAACGGGCTGCTGCAGGGCCTGGCTTATAGCGGTGCCTACGTCTACAGCCTGTATGCCTATGCGAAGCAGCAGACGCGCATCCTGACCGCCTCCGATGGCTGGCTCGACATGATTGCGGCGGATTTCTTCGGCCTGTCGATCAAGCGCAGGGCCGGGCAGTCCGACGCATCGTTTCGCGCCAACATCGTCGCCAACCTGTTTCGTGAACGCGGCACGCGCAACGCGATCATCCGCGTGCTGACCGATCTGACGGGGCGCGCGCCAACCGTCATCGAACCGAGCCGACCCGCAGACTGCGGCGCCTACGATGCGCCCAACAGCGGCTACGGCATGGCGGGTTCGTACGGGCAGGTCTCGCTCACGTATCAGGCCTTTGTGCAGGCATATCGCCCGCTCGGCAGCGGCATCCCGAACGTGGCCGGCTACAGCATCGTCACCACGGGCTACAGCGCGCCGTCGCAAGGCGAATACGTTGACGCGTCGATGAGCAGCAACACCGTGTCCGACGCTGACATCTACGCCGCGATCGAATCGGTACGGCCAGCGGCCTCGATCATCTGGACGCGCATCAGCTCCTAGGTGCGCACACACGCCTTCCTAACCACCGACAGCCCGGCACTACGCCGGGTTTTTTCTTTTGGAGAACAGTCTTGGATCGTCAGATTGTCTACAGCGGCCAGGTGCCGCAAACCACGGACCTGCTGAACACGAACCGGCAGACCATGATCGCGCTGGCAAAGCTCTGCGCTGATCTGTTCGGCACATCCACCGTCATCTCGGGCCTGGGCTGCGTGCCCACCACGCCCGCATCGATGAGCGTGGCCGTCAACCCGGGGCAGATCTACCAGCTCGCCAATGTGGACGGCACGCCGTACAGCGCACTGCCGCAAGATACTGCGCATAGCCTGCTGAAGCAGGGCATCTTGATGGACGCGCAGTCCTTCGTCCTCGCGGCGCCGGCCACGTCGGGCTATAGCCAGAACTACCTGATCCAGGCGGCCTACCTTGAGAGCGACGTCAACAACGTCGTGCTGCCGTACTACAACAGCGCGAATCCGTCGCAAGCGTTCAACGGGCCGGGCGGCAGTGGCAATGCGCAGCCGACGACGCGGGCGGGGCAGGTGTCGTTGCAACTCGTGGCCGGCACCGCTGCATCTACGGGCACGCAGACCACGCCGGCTGTAACCGCGGGCTACGTAGGGTTGGCCGTCATCACGGTCGCCAACGGGCAGAGCACGATTACCAACGCCAGCATCGCCCCGTATCCCAACGTGCCGACGGCACCAACGGGTGGCTTTCTGGCGGCCATCGGCGAGCGCTATTCCAGCATCCAGAACGTCGCCACATCGAGCACGCTTACCACGGCGGCGCTTGGCGCACTGGTCAACGTCACGGCCACCGGCCAGACCATGACGCTGCCGCCCGCAGCCAGCTGCCCGAACGGCACGAGCATCTGCGTGACCTATATGCAGGCCAGCGGCTCGACCACCGTCACGCGCAATGGTGCCGATACGCTCGCGTTCGGCCAGGGCAGCAGCGCCAACAGCCTCACGCTGAATCCCGGTGAGGCTGTGCAGTTTGTGTCGAACGGGGTGAATGGGTGGGTGAGTGCAGGGCAGACATTGACGACGGGGGTAACGCCGGCGCAGTTTGATAGCAGTGGGAAGTTGGCTACGACAGCGTTTGTGCAGCAAGCGCTGGGGAGCTTCTCCGGAGACCGCGGCGTTGCCGCGACGGGCGTTTTGACGCTGACGCCGGCCGATGTAGGTAAGCGTATCGAGCTTGGTGCGGGTGCGATTGCGACACTTCCACTGTGTTCCAGCATCCCCAAGGGGGCAGTGATCTTTGTTTCCGCCAGTCCGGCGGTCACGAATGCGGTGATTCAACGTCAAGGTTCTAATGACACTATTGCGTTCAATAACTCCGGCGCCTATACGAGCTATACCCTTGGCGCCGGTTGCGATGTTCTGCTTGTGAACGATGGAGGTATTTGGCGGGGCCACCTTGGGACTGAGACGCTGCGGACGTCGAATCTCTTTTCGAACTCATTGCAGTCAAGCGGTTACCAGAAGTTGCCAAGTGGTTTGATTATCCAATGGGGGTATGCGAATGGCTCTGCATCCACGGACATAACCGTGACGATGCCGATCGCTTTCCCGAACAAGTTTGCATCCGTCGCATTTGCGGGCGATTACACAGTTGGCAGCGGCTTAGTCGCAGCCGTGGCCTGTTGGATCAATGGGCCATCAAGTTTTACAAGCCGGTCGACCGTTTCGGTTTCGACTCATTGGATCGCAATTGGATACTGAAAACATGACCCGCAAATTCGCAGCATACGACTCCCAAGGCCACATCACCGCCTACTACGACAACATCGACAGCCCCGTCCCCGATGGCATGACCAATGTCATCGAAATCACGCAAGACGAATGGCTCGCTTGTATCAACCACCCTGGCTACACAGTGGTGAACGGTGCATTGGTCGCACCATTGCCGCCGACGAATGAGGAACTGCTGGCGCAAGCGAAAGCGTTGCAAACCACCAAAGCCAGCACCGCCTGCGCCTCGGCCCTCACCACCGGCTTCACCTCATCCGCCCTCGGCACACCCCACACCTACCCATCCCAAGACGACGACCAACGCAACCTCCAAAGCGCCGTCAGCGCCTCGGCTGTCGCACCGTCAAACTTGACAACACCCATCTGGTGCGCCAACAACGATGCCTGGTCCTTCACCGCGCACACTGCCGCACAAATCCAGCAAGTCAACGCCGACTGGCTGGCCCACCGCGTCGCCGCGCAGCAGAAGTACGCCGACCTGATCGCCAGGATCAACGCCGCAACCAGTATTGAAGAGGTGCAAGCCATCGACTGGTAAGCACCGCCATCCCAGCAACACAGCCCGCCTTCGCGCGGGCTTTTTCATTTCCGGGGGAACCATGTCTGAACCCATCAGCGGCAGCGCCGTTG